AAAAGAGAACAAAATGCCCAAAGAACTCGAAAATAAGCTAAAACAGCAAGTTTCCAATAAAAACTGGAGTGAAGAGAAGAAAAATGCTTATATTTATGGTACATTACGAAAAACAGGCTGGAAACCAAGCACTCAGAAGGCGTTTAAGGGTGGTTTAATAACAAGACCAAGACTAGCAAAAAGAGGATATTAATGTCCATTATACCAATAGACGATATAACGATAAAGGTTATGAAAGAAGCGTATGCGACGGCAAAGAAGCATACGAAACATCCTGATGACACTGTTTTTATAGCAGGAGCGTTCATAAATGTGGCTCGATTGCTGTACATAGAGGTAATGGGAGAAGATAATGCTATGCACTTTATGAAGAATATTGTAGAATGCGCAGCTAATGTCGAAAAACCGACATTGCACTAGGAGGTAATATGCCAAACGTTGGAGGACAAAAATTTCCCTATACAACTGCTGGAATGCAGATGGCTAAGGAACAATCAGCACAAACAGGGCAACCACTAATCAAAAATTACAATAAGGGTGGACCTGTTAATATAACTAGTCCAAAACATGGTAAGATAAAGTCTAAAGTAACTCAAGGCCATAAAGGATATAGTAAAATTGTTACTTGGACATAATCTGTAAAAATTCAACCCATTTGATAAGGAGGAAATATGAAACTCATTAAAGATCTATGGGCTCACCTAAAAGAATGGAGCGACTGGGGCATGAAGGACTGGATTAAAGCCGGTATTGTTGCCATAGTAGTTTTATTTGTCGTTTATAAGATGACTTCAGGAGGAGCTTAGACCCATGTGGGGATTATTACTTAAACCATTGCTCGGCGTTGCTAGCAGCGCCGTCAGTGGCTTTATTGAAACGAAGAAACTGAAACAAGAAGCCAAACTTACAAAAATAAAAGCTGATACCAAGCTGATGGAAGACCAGATCGCCGGGAAGGTGGCCTGGGAAGCGTCAGCCGTGAACCAGATGAAAGGCAGCTGGAAAGATGAGCTAATTTTAATTTGCCTACTGGCACCTGCCGTGGCTGTTTTTTTTCCTGGCATGACAGATCATATTGAAAAAGGCTTTGTCGCACTCCAACAGCTTCCGGATTATTATAAACATTTATTATATATTGCGTGTTCAGCAAGTTTTGGAATTAAGGCGGGTGCTGGTGCAATAAACATGTTTAAGAAAAAATAATGGATGTAGTAGAGTTCATTGAAGAGTTAAATAAAATAATACGAACAAAAAGGCAGGATATTTCTGACATTCTCTTGACAGGGGGCGTTGAAAATTATACTAATTATCAAAATCTTGTGGGACAATTAAAATCCCTTGACCACATAGAACAAGAAGTCAAGGACTTCTTGCAAAAAAGGAAAATGCATGAAAGTGAATAAAGAAACTGAAATACCTAATCAGGTATTAAATTTTGATAAAATAAAATCCACAGAAACAAAAATAATTGATCCTACTAATTTACCGGCAAATATAAAAGATCGTCTTCCTCAACCGACAGGATGGAGAATTTTAGTTTTACCATATCAAGGTACAGGGAAAACTAAAGGTGGCGTCTTATTGGCCGATGAAACGGTAGAAATGCATCAAGTAGCAACCGTGTGCGGATATGTTCTGCGTATGGGACCCGATGCATACAAAGACAAAGACAAGTTTTTAGAAGGACCATGGTGTAAGGAAAAAGATTGGGTTATATTTGGAAGATATGCCGGATCTCGTCTCAAAATCGAGGGGGGAGAAATTCGTCTTCTCAACGATGATGAAATTTTAGCAACGATCAGTAATCCTGAAGATATACTGCATTTATTTTAACATGGAGGAACCATGCCTGAAGAACAAGTAAAAGATATACAGCAATCGGAACCTGTCGTTGATATTCCAACAGAAGGTGATCCTGTTGATATTGAACTAAAGGAAGATTCAAGTCCTAAAGAACAATCAACAGAAAAAGAACCTGAAATTGAAGTCAAGGTAGATTCTGACAAGGAAGAACTCGACGAATACAGTGAAAACGTTAAGACCAGAATTAATAAGCTTACTGGTAAACTTCGTGAAACAGAACGTCGGGAAAATGCCTCTTTTGACTATGCAAAACGTGTAGCAGAAGAAAATAAAAGATTAAAAGGACGCTTGAATACTCTCGATAACAGTTACATTGGCGAGTATAAAGCTAGAACGGAAGCGGAAACAGTAGGAGTCAAGGCTGAATTACAAAAAGCCATTGAAGCGGGTGATGTTGATGCCCAAGTCAATGCCCAAGAGGCACTATCGAAATTAGCTGTTGACAACCAGCGTGTTTTAGCTACAACTCAAGCTAAGGAACAAAAAATTAAAGGAGATCAAGAGGCGGTTCAACAACCTACTTTTACCCCTCCTAAAAAACCTGATCCGAAGGCGGAAGCCTGGGCAGAGGATAATTCTTGGTTCGGTACTGATGAGGCGATGACCTACGCTAGTTTTGGCATTCATCGTAAATTAGTGGAAAAAGAAGGATTTGACGCCAACTCAGATGAATACTATACTGAGATTGATAAAAGGATCAGACATGAGTTTCCCCATAAATTTGATGGGGGTAACGGAGCTACTAAACCCGTCCAATCTGTAGCATCCGCCGGTCGGTCGACGACCACAAAAACATCCGGACGCAAAACAGTTAGACTATCTCCAAGCCAAGTCCACATCGCCAAGAGACTCGGAGTACCCTTGGAGGAATATGCTAAATACGTGAAGGAGTAAGCAATGGAACCTAAAAAATCTAAAAAGACCTCACGCTCTGAAGACTCTCGTGAAAAACAAAAGAGGACTCAACCTTGGCGCCCGCCATCAAGCTTAGATGCACCTGAAGCTCCCGAAGGGTTTCAACATCGATGGATTAGATCGGAAACACTAGGTGTCGACGACAAAAAGAATATGGCTGGAAGACTTCGTGAAGGATTCGAGCTTGTTCGTGCCGACGAATACCCGGAATTTCCATCTCCAACGATTGAAAATGGGAAACATGAAGGTGTCATAGGAGTTGGTGGATTACTGCTTGCTCGTATACCGAATGAGATTGTTAAAGAACGGGAAGACTACTTCAAACAGCAAACTCAGGCTCAAGAAGATTCCGTCGATAATAACTTGTTCAAGGAGCAGCATCGAAGTATGCCGATTTCTGTCGATAGACAAAGTCGTGTTACTTTTGGTGGTGGTAGAGGTTCTGATAAATAAGTTATTTTAACTCCTATCACTTAAACAACTAACTGNTTTTAGGAGGACTNAACCATGGCAAATAAAGANGCGCCATTTGGTTTTCGCCCAACAAAAATGCTAGGTGGNGCTCCCTTTAATGGNGGCCAAACCGAATATGGTATTGCTACTACNTACAATACAAACATATTNNCTGGTGATGCTGTCGAATTGCANACTGATGGTACTNTTACCATCGCTGCGGCTGGACAGACAAACATANTAGGCGTTTTNAACGGATGTTTCTACACAGATTCAACGGGCNNANCNAANTGGTCAAAATACTGGCCTGCATCGACTACTTCGACTGATGCNGTCGCTTTTGTCGTAGATGATCCTAATGTTTTGTTTGAAGCACAAGAAGATAGTACCGATATTGGCGCCTCATGGCCTGCTAATAGAGGGTCAAATGCTAACTTCGTTTCAACGCACGCTGGCAGTACTAAGACAGGTCGTTCCAAACAGGAACTAGATTCTGACAATATTACTGCTGCTACGGCAAACTTTAGAATTGTTGAATTGTCCAAAGACCCTGATAACAGTGATACAGCAAGTGCTAATTGTAATTTCCTCGTTAGAGTTAACGAAGGACTTTATTACGATAACGCTGCTGGAATATAGGAGGCTAAATAATGGCTATATCACGTTCGCAACTCGTAAAAGAGCTCGAACCTGGATTGAATGCATTGTTCGGTCTCGAATATGCACGGTATGATCAGGAATGGAAGGGAATCTTCGATTCAGAAAGTTCTGATAGAGCTTTTGAAGAAGAAGTTGAACTTTCAGGCTTTGGAAACGCACCAGTGAAAGCGGAGGGAGCGGGCATCCAATACGATGACGCAACTGAAGCTCACACTAGTCGCTACGCTCACGAAACAATCGCTTTAGCTTTTGCGATTACTGAAGAAGCTGTAGAGGATAACCTTTACGACAGACTCAGCTCTCGCTATACTAAAGCATTGGCACGTTCAATGGCTAACGCTAAGGAAATTAAGGGTGCAAATGTTCTTAACAGAGCATTCAACTCTTCTTATACTGGCGGTGACGGTCTCGAATTATGTTCTACTGCTCACTTAACTGTAAGTGGTGGNAACTATAAAAACGAACTGTCAACAGCAGCTGATTTGAACGAAACATCATTAGAACAAGCATTGATTGACATTGCTGGTCTAATTGACAATCGTGGGTTAAAAATAGCGGTGAAAGCGTCAAAAATGATTATCCCAGTCAATCTTCAATTTG